TACGGTATTTTTAGCCGGTATTCAAGCGCGTATAACCAACGAAGAAAACCACGGCCACGGTGATGATTTGCAAGTAATTGCGATACCCGAAAACAATCAAGATTTAACCGTAACGGTGTGGGGCGTTAACGGCTTAACGGCCGAAGAGGCCGCGCAATTATTGGCAAACGTAGAAGCCATTACCCGTTCGGCTTTTAGAGAAAACGCCGACTACACGGTAAGCCGCGTTTACCCGCAATCGGTATTTTCCTTTTCACTTCTGGCAATAGAGCTGCACGCACTATTACCAAACCTGCAAAACGTGGCGTTTTCATTGGGCCACATAACCAGCGCTTTAGAGTTGCCACGCCTTGGCACTTTAACCGTTAACCCCGCTTAGGAGTTTT